TATCTTGAAACTCTCGATTGGGTTACTAACTCACAAAGAGATCGTAGAGTAAGATTTAATGAACATCAAGGTAGATTATATCTTGATATGGACTGGGGAGATTTGACAGCAGGGGACTTCTTATTAGTTGAAATGTCACTCAGACAAAATCCTGAGACATATACTAATATGTACAACGACAACTGGTTGAAGGATTATGTTGAAGCATTATTCCAACAACAGTGGGGAAGAAACCTAAGTAAGTATGATGGCATTCAAATGCTTGGTGGTGTCACCTTAAACGGTAGACAAATCTTAGAAGATGCTAGTCAGTTCAAGAAAGATCTTGAAGAGACACTTCGTACAACATACGAACTTCCACCTTTAGACTTGATAGGATAACATGGCAATTTCCAACACACCTGCTCAAGATTACATCCAGTCTGACTATTCTAATAGTGCTCGTTTCAGAGCAATAGGATCAGCACAAGAACAAAAAACCATTGAAAACCTTATCGTAGAAACCATTGAAATTTACGGGCAAGATATTTACTACGTTCCAAGAACGATTGTCAACAAAGATACGGTCTTTGGAGAGGACTCGGATACGAAATTTGAGAGTGCGAAAGCAATTAGAGCATATGTCAATAATGTTGAAGGATGGGAAGGACAAGGTGAGTTACTTAGCAAATTTGGAGTCCGTATCGAAGACAAGACAACTTTTATATTCTCCCGTGACAAATTTAAAGAACATGTGGACGACTCTACGGTCCTCAATGTCGAAGGAAGACCAAACGAAGGGGACTTAATATGGTTTCCAACAACTAAACATTTATTCCAAATCATGTTTGTAGAGGCAGAGAAACCCTTCTACCAACTAGGAAAAGGATATGTATGGGAATGTCAGTGTGAACTATTCGAGTACAGCGACGAGGAGATCGATACTGGTATTACAGATCTAGATGCTATCGAGACTGCGTTTGCAAATGCGATTACAGTTGGTCTCGTAGCAGGTGGATCTGGTACATTTACAGTAGGTGAAACTGTAACTGGTGGTACATCTAATGTTACTGCTGAAGTTAAATCATTCGATTCTTCTACTAGGACTTTGATTGTCATAAATCGTTCTGGTACATTCTCAGTTCCTGAGACTATAACTGGTGGTACATCTAGTGCGTCTTGGACAACTGCTACATATAATACAATACAGAATACTAACTCAGAGTACGATCAAAATAATGACTTTGAGACTGCCGATAATGACATCATCGATTTCACAGAAACCAACCCATTCGGCACGGTTGGATCTGTTACAGATAGTACAATCTAATGTTAGGAAATTATTCATACCACGAAATATTCAGAAAGACCATTGTTGCTTTTGGTACTCTATTCAATAATATTGAACTGAGAAGACAAGATGAGGTTATGAAAGTACCTCTTGCCTATGGTCCTAAAGATAAGTTTTTAGCACGTTTGGATCAGGTGCCTGATCCTACAAACAAACGGGTACAGATTACTTTACCCCGTATAGGATTTGAGATATCAGGTGTATCTTATGATCCTACTAGAAAAGTAGCACCTACACAAAAAATAAAAATACCAAGCACATCAACAAAGAACAAACAAATGTTCATGCCTGTGCCATATAATATTAGTTTTGAGTTAGCAATCATATCAAAAAATCAGGATGATGGTTTACAAATACTAGAACAGATATTACCAGTATTTCAACCACATTATAATCTATCAATCAAGTTAGTTCCTTCTATGAATGAGACAAAGGATGTTCCTATTGTCTTACAAAATATTGATTACGAAGATACTTATGAGGGAGACTTCGCAACAAGAAGAGCAATCATATACACACTACAGTTTACTGCAAAGACATTCCTATACGGACCTGTCACAGAACCAAAAATCATCAAGAAAGCATCTGTCGATTACTATACAGATACCAACACTACAACTGCACCAAGATCAGTTCGATATCAAACAACACCTACATCCTTACAGGATAGAGATGGAACTGTTGTTACTACTCTTTCTGCTGCTACAGATACAAATGATAATCTAATAGCAGTTGCTGATGCTAGTGGTATCACTAAGTTTGATAGTATCTACATTGATACTGAACTATTCAGAGTTCAAAAAATCTCTGGTAATAATCTTACAGTTCTTAGAGCATATGAAGGAACTGCTGCAGCAGCACATACTAATGGTTCTAGTGTATTCTTAGTCAATCAAGCAGACGCAGATCTACTTGATTCATTCGATGACTTTGGTTTCGGTGAACTGAAGGCAGAGTTTACAGATATTAAGAAGAAGAATTTTGTAAGCGGTAACGATGAGGCAATCTAATGAGCGATCCATTTGGCGGTTTGAATGATGCATTTGGTACAGAACCCTCTGAACTAACAAAGCATGTAGAGAAGGTAAAACCGTCTCTTAAAAAATCAGAAACAGAAGATGTAAAAAATGATTATGAGGTATCTCGTGCTCAACTACATAATCTTGTGATGAAAGGACAGGAGGCAGTAGATGGCATACTTGATGTGGCACGAGCGTCAGATCATCCTCGTGCTTATGAGGTGGCAGGGCAACTCATCAAAAATGTGGGAGATGTAGCAGATAAACTTATAGATCTACAAAAGAAAATGAAAGAGTTGGATGATGACGGTAAGCAAGGTCCGACTAATGTTACTAATGCAATGTTCGTTGGTAGCACAACTGACCTACAAAAAATGTTAAAGCAACAAAGAGAGATAAATAAAAAGGACAAGAAATAACACGACACGACAATGCCTGTATTAAAAGTATTAAGTACTAACTCTATTTCTGGATCAGCAACAGAATATCAAGTAGTACAAACAGGATACTATAGAGTGCTTGCAACAGCAGCAGCATCTACAGTATCATTTAATGGTGGACCTGCTATCACACTGGTACAAAATGAAGCAATCCTCCTTAAGTCAGGAGCAAAACCTGGTCAAGCAAAAATTGCAAAAGCAACTGATGCGAGTACTGCAGTTTATACACTCGGAAGTAGTTTAGGATTAGTAAGAGATACACATCCATTCTCAGTTGATGATTTTATAGCAGTAGAAGATAATAGCACAGATCCCGCTATAGATTCCAACTTCTTATCTGCAGGAACAGCAGGTAAAAAAGTTACTGCTGTAACAGGTAGTACTATCACAACTGATATTAACTCTAGCAGTGCATCTGCAGATTACACATATGCAAATGCTAACCCCCAAGCGATTGTAAAACGCTGCGTAAAAATTACTGCAGGTTCTGGTGCAATCATCGTCGAGGAGATCCAAGTAGTCGGAGGTTAAGATGGGAGTCGTTAACCAGAAGGCAGAAAAAATCGTAATGGCGATGAAACGTAAAAAGAAAAGTTTCAATCGTCTTTATGGTGATGATGCTAAAAGCGTTATGTACGCAACAGCAAACAAACTAGCACAAAAAGAGCAAGTTCACAAAGTCATGTACTACAAAGATTTTATCAAATTAGTCGAAGGTAATCCTACCACAAGAATGCTATCAAAAGCAAAGACAAAGACTACTGGAAATATGTCTGCGGACAGAGGAACTGATGAAAAAGCAAACAGAGCAAAACGTAAGTCTCTTGAAAAAGATTTCAAAAAGAAAGGCATCGGTTACAAGAAAGGTGTTGGTGAATATAAATATTCCTCAGGTGAAGGTACAGGACGTGAGGTGTCATACCAAACGACTCCTGCAAAGGGAATGTCTAAGAGACGTTTCGGCAAAGTCATGCGTCGCCTCGGTAGAAAGCACGGTCAAGAATCAGTGATCACTAAGAAGGCAGGTAAACCTGCTAGACTACATGATACTGAATCTAAACAAGGTAAAGCAAGTAAGTCTTTCACTCTAGGTAAAGCAAAGGCAGGAAAAAATCCTTCTGGTCAAGGAGAAACCTCTGGCACAAAAGTCAGAAAAGGTAAACTAGGTAAAACTAACAAACCCTCAATGCACTATGGCAAGTAATGAACTTATCGAAAAGAACAAAAGTGGTGATAGTTCTCTGCACGACTGGTTTTCTAAGAGTAAGTCTTCTGATGGGAAGCCTGGTTGGGTTCAACTCGGTGGTAAATACGCAGGTAAACCCTGTGCCAAACAACCTGGACAAACCACCAAACCCAAGTGCGGTTCCAGTAAAATGAAACGCAACCTAAATAAAAAAGAAGAGGATGCTGCGTTCAGACGCAAAAACAAAAAAGATCCCAATCCAGATAGAAAAGGAAAGGCAATCAACGTGAAAACAGAATCCACAGAAGTCACCATGATATCTCTTGATGAAAAATCAGGAACAAAAGATGCTTGTTATCATAAGGTGAAATCCAGATACTCAGTTTGGCCAAGTGCTTATGCATCAGGAGCACTTGTAAAGTGTCGTAAAGTAGGTGCTAAGAACTGGGGAAATAAATCTAAAAAAGAAGAATACGAAGGCAAAAAATTTCAAGACTTCATGGACGAAGGACAGAAGTGTTGGAAAGGTTATGAGAAAAAGGGAACCAAAAAAATGTTTGGTAAAACCTATAACAACTGCGTAAAAAAAGAGGAGGTAGAGATAGATGAAGGAGCAGCATGGACAAAAAAGTCGGGTAAGTCCTCCTCAGGTGGACTTAACGAAAAAGGAAGGAAAAGTTACGAAAGAGAGAATCCAGGATCTGACCTTAAAGCACCAAGCAAAAAGGTTGGAAATCCCCGAAGGGCATCATTCTGTGCTAGAATGAAAGGTATGAAAAAGAAACTAACTTCTAAGAAGACTGCATCAGATCCTGATTCAAGAATAAACAAATCACTTCGTGCATGGAACTGTTAAAAGTTTGTGGTGAATGTAATGCAATATGGTTAGAAGGTCAACTGTACTGGATGACTGGAGAAATGGGATGCCCACATGACTTAGCAGGTCTTGTGTGTAATGATCTTGATGCTCCAAAATGTATCAATCCATGCAAAGGATCCACTAGTGGAATGTCTTGGAAGAACTGGTTAGAGAGTGAGGATCCCCCACATCTGGGTATCGACATATAAGTAAATATACTTATAAATAATATTGAAAGATTTGTTATTACTATGAAAGACTTACCGATTAAATCTTCCATCATTCTCTTTGGAATGGTTGGAATAATGCTAACAGTTTTACCTAGGATTGCATGGGTATGAAAACATTCAACAGTCTGGTATTAAACTTTACTGTTGCTATATTAGACTTTTTATACAAAGGAAGAGATATACAAAGATTTTGGGTGCTTGAGGAAATTGCTCGTGCACCCTATTTTGCTTTTATGAGTGTGTTACACTTTCGTGAAAGTATGGGTCTTAGAGGACCAGAACATACCTATCTAATGAAAGAACATTTTGAACAGACTCTAAATGAAACAGAACATCTTGAAGAAATGGAATCCCGTGGTGGAAACCAGTATTGGATTGATAGAGCATTTGCCAGACACTTGGTGTTGCTTTATTACTGGATTATGGTCATCTATTATACTATAGATCCAGTGTCAGCATATGATATAAATGAAAAGATTGAATATCATGCAGCACATACATATGAAAAGTACTTGACATATCATCCTGACGATGCTAAGATAGTAGAGATTCGTAACGACGAAGTTCAGCATGCTCAAGAACTTCACGCTGCCATGGAGAAAATCAATGAAATTACGACCTTCCGAACCAAAACCAACCGAGAATCCAGAGCAACTACTGGCACGTTTTGATAAACGTATCAAACAACTAACTGCTAGACAGGATGAAATAAGAAGTTGGTATGACGAGTATGTAAAACTCGAAAAAGATTTAACAAGACTACAGGGATCTGTAGATGCAGTTACCTATATTGCTACTGGTAAATTGCCAGGAGACGGTAACCATGGTGGAATGAAAGATCATAAACCAGAATAAATAATAGAGTAAATGGAGTTGAAACTATCATGTCCCATTATACTGTAGGTTATCACGACCAACAAAGACATCACTTTGAAATCTGTGAATATGCAGATAACACATTTGATGCAATGCAACATGCAAAGGAAGATGTTCCTTTTTTGAAAAATCATCCGATGTATATTGATGAAGTACTATTAGAAGATTAATGTGGAAAAAATACTGGAAATTTAATGATTGGGTTGGATCGAAAGTATTAGGTGAAAAGGTTGATTCTTCAAAAGAATTTGAAGAGATTCCAAAAAGATGGAAACGATTCAAGAAAGAACCAATCAAATATATTAAGACCACAGGTAAAGAAATCTTTGCTGCAAATTTAAGACATGCTTATAAATTGTATAAGTTCTTTAAAAAGTTTTAAATATGGTAGTCTGGGGTGTTGTTATTATGGTAGTAATACTTGTCGTAATAGTCTCTTGGTATATCTACTATATACTTAGAATGGCATACAAGGAGATGAACGATGGCAGCGATGGAACCACCAAGTCGGAAGAGTTGTTACAACTTCAGAGTAACGGAGATTAATCGTGTTGTTGACGGAGATACTATTGATGTCACCATTGATCTTGGGTTTGATCTATACAAGAAAGAAAGAGTTAGAGTTGCAGGAGTTGATACGCCAGAAAAAAGGACTCGTGACCTCGAAGAAAAAGCATTGGGTATTGACGCGACTAACTGGATTAAAGAGAAACTTGAGGGAGCACTAAATGGAGATGACGAACTTACTATACGAACTGAACTTAAAGGCGGGGTTGGTAAGTATGGTCGCTTGCTTGGTTGGTTATATGTTGGTGATGAGGAAATATCGCTAAACGAAATGATGATCACCGAAGGATATGCATGGGCATATGACGGAGGTACAAAACAAAAGAACTTCGATGAACTCCGTGAAATTAGACGTAACTTCGGAACTCTGCTCTAATCTAGCATCGCTGATTAGAACTAAGATTTCAAGGTTACCACATTTAGAAGAACTCTTTTCAGATTATGATGAGATACATGACAACAATGTATCCATCTATAATAGAATGTGGGATGCTAGAGGTTTACGGAAGTTACATATAGAAAGAGCAATAACAAGTAAAGGGATTGAGATACTACACTGTGTATTATTTCCAGATCCAGAGTTTCCTATTCCTATCTTTGGATGTGATATAGTAGAGGCAGGTGGTAAAGTAACTGCTGCTATAGTTGATATATCACCAGTATACGAAGTAGATTATAGTTTAGGTAACTTAAAATATGATTTTAAAAAAGTTAGAAACTTACCAGAGTGGGGTGAGATATTTTCACCATGGTGTAAGTTTGTAAGATTGGAAGAAGATGAGTATGATAAGTTTTTATTGATGTGTAGTGATTACCTAGAGGTATTCTGTCACATAGTTAGGACTGCAGAAAGAGAAACAGAATGGCAAAAGACCATGAGAAGGTATGATGATCAGTTATGGTACTGTACAGCACAGATGAAAAACAAGAAAACTGAGGCAGTATTATCCCAATGGTTTGATAAATCGTGGGCAACTAAATACATACAGAACGTACTATTTGACAAACCCAAACTATGAGAGAGAAAATGATCAGTGCTCTTCTTGCTCATGCTCAAGGAGATATCCAAAAGCACAAAATGAATGTAGAAGTATACCTTACAAGTCCTGTTGGTATAGGAGAGCATTCAAATGTGATGGAAGCAATCGAAGAGGAGTTAAATATGATTGCCAAATATGAAGATCAAGTATCTGTTTTAAAGAAACACTTCATTATTAAGGATTAATGGCAGTAAAGCAAGAACTATATCTTGGTAACCCCAATCTTAAAAAAGCAAATGTCTCTCAGAAATTTACCAAGAGACAGATTGCTGAGTTCTTGAAGTGTGCGGATAATCCTGTTTACTTTATATCAAAGTATATCAAGATTGTATCTCTAGACGAGGGTATCGTACCATTTAAAATGTATGATTTCCAAGAGAGTATGGTAGAAAGTTTCCATGCGGAAAGATTCAACATAGCAAAGTTACCTCGTCAGTCAGGTAAATCTACAATCGTTACAGCATATCTACTATGGTATGTACTATTCAATGACAACGTAAATGTCGCAATCCTCGCAAACAAAGCAGCCACTGCAAGAGAGATGTTGGGACGCCTACAGTTATCTTACGAGAATCTTCCTAAATGGTTGCAACAA